CTGGCCCACCTTGGCTCGAAAGAACCAAGAATATGGCCAGCCTGCTGTGCATACCCACTGTGAGAGTGATCTCACATTCCAAGAAGGGAACTACTCAGGTGTCTGCTACCGTACCTCGCTCAAAGGAAACGAAGAATGTTTTTCGTATTCCGCCGACTCTGCACTATTTAACTGGTGCAGTACTTCAGCCGGCGAGCGAGGGTATTAGTAAGCAGACGACCTCCAAATTATGGAGGTCAGAAGGGCATCCTGTTAACCGTATCACTGGTAAACGGGAAAGTGGGGGTCCGTTTCACGTGACCCATACCGGGACCTTTCTTGATCCTGGTAGATGGACTAATGCCCTCGGAGGGAACGCTCTAGAAAGACTCTATAGCGGACCTATCTGGGGGCCTCAGATCCATTCCACTGAAATTAGAGAACACTACGATGAAACTGTCAAAGACATGGATGAATCTTCTATGTCTGCTGACGGCGCCACTGCAGTATCTCTAGTTTCGCCAACTAATCCTACCGCCAATCTCGGTACCGCCTTGGCTGAATCCTTTAGGGAGGGTGTTCCATCTCTCCCGGGGATCCAATCTTGGAAGCACCGAACTGACCGTCTACGTAATGTAGGGTCAGAGTACCTTAACTACCAGTTCGGGTGGGCTCCACTTCGGAACGAAGTTGATTCCGTCGTGAACGCTGCCCGTTATCATCGTGACATAATGCAAAATTATCGTCATAATGAAGGTAGGAATGTACATAGGCGTTTTGATTTTTCTCCTGAGTATAGCTATTGGTCAAAGGAGCTTCCAACGGAGGCTCCAGCACACTCGCCGTTTAGTAATACATTCTACGCGACGGGTGCGTTGGCCGAAAGCAAGGGGGCTAGGATTGTATGTAAAAATACACGAAAGCGATGGTTCGAGGGCTGCTTTACCTATGGTGGTCCTGCTAAAGCTGATAACTTTGGCAGGCACATAGGCTTCGGCTCAGAGGCCGATGCAGTCTTTGGACTTGAGCTTTCGCCAGATGTTCTCTGGAATCTAACTCCCTGGAGTTGGGCCGTCGATTGGTTTACGAACGCTGGTGATGTTATTCATAACATCACTAATTTCACGCTCGCCGGTCTTGTGATGCGGTATGGGTATATGATGGAAGAAACGTCATCTACCTATTACACCCAGTACGAGGACGGTAAAATCCGGACTCTGTTGTCTAAGAGTCCGAAGAAAACCGGCTTTGACTGGATGGGCGGATGCTCTATTGGACAAGAAACTGTCCGCAAGAGCAGATGCCCCGCTAACCCCTTCGGGTTTGGTGTTAGCTGGGAGGGTTTATCACCCACTCAGCTCGCCATAACTGCAGCACTCGGTATTACCCGGTTGTTGTAGTAGTTGTTAATACTACGCATAGCGTTGAATTAAACGTTATGTTCAACCGGTGACCAAGTCACCATTTACCAAAGGAGTGTGCCTGATGGCACTGACCGATCCCCAGAAATTCAAAGAAGTCGCAGGTACGGAAGTGACAGCTCCCCGTGTTTCTTCGGGGGACTTCAAGTCCGTATACTCGACTTCTGACGGTCTTAACAGACTGACTCTTTCTACATCTGAGTCATCTTCCAATCGGAAGCGTCACCTGGTTCGGATCGACGTGGAAAAGCTAGCTACAAACATTTACGAAGAATCCAAAAAACAGGCGGTCTCAATGAGTGTTTATCTCGTTGTCGACCGTCCTGACAATGGATACTCCGTAGCGGAAGCGAAGAAACTGGTGGAAGGCCTTGTTGGCCTTCTGTCGGCTTCTACCTACGCGCTGACCGAAAAGGTCTTGGGCGGTGAGAGCTGAAATTGCTCGCATCGGCCTTTCAGACCATTTCCGTATTCTGGAAACGTGCTTTGTGTTCTTCAAGCACGGTTCGGTCGGTTTTTGTTCTCATATTTGGCGTTTTTAGCCATATTGGGAACCTCCGGAAGGAGGTAGCTCAGAGACGGAAGGTAAGACGCAAGTCAAACCTGGATGTCTCTAACCCTCTCATTTGTGGACTTGTTGGAGCACTTTACGTGTTCCTCTTGTTCATAATAGCGAGGGAGCTTTCCTAGGCCCAATAGTGCATTAGTGGCTTCTTCGCCACTTACCCGTCGTGGTGACGGTTGCACTTTTGACCTTCAGTGTGGCAGGCTAAGGATAACCACCTCTATCAGGAGGAGTTATGAAAAGCCTGACATCACTCTGGAATGTGTTAGCCAATGAAATGGCTAGCAGGTGTAGCACTAGCACCACCCTGGACATTAATACCGTCCAGTGTCGCAGCGAACACGAGGGATTGTCTTTTTTGACAATTACCCTTCCAACCTATGGAAAAGACTTTCAGTATTGTCTTGACCAAGGGTTCGTTGTTCCCAAAGCCTTTCTTTCTTTTCGAAAGACTGGCTCATGTCTCCCCTCATTTTTGAGAGGTTTCATGGAACAGGTGTTCGATGCTGGTACTGGTGTCCTTTTGGACGAGCCCAACATTGAAGCTATCTATGCTATAAGGCAATTGAGTTTGACCTTTAGCAAGATGCTTCTTCCGTGCACTCCTGTGAGGGAGCGCAATGCTTTGTCGGACTATGTCCAATGTGATAAGGAAGTGGAGGATATAGCGTCTACCCTTCCAGATTCCGATGTTCAGGAATTTGGTCGGATGGCGCGACTCCTGTTTCGTGACGTCTTCGCCTCCCTGGATAGAGATATCCATAGTCGGAGAATTGTCCCGAAACACGGTCCAGGTGCCGTTGCCGAGAAACTTACTAGTAATGGTAAGTTTCAGAGCCGGTACTGGACCGACCGTCTGGCGGAAGCCTTCGATGTTGAGGACTTCCTCCTTCCCAATGCGTCCTTTATTCAGGATGCTTTTGAGGATGACGGCATTCACTTCCTGGAACCCGGTTCTGAGCTACCCTCTCGGGTAGTCTCAGTTCCTAAGACGCAGAAGACACCCCGTATCATCGCAATTGAGCCCTCTACTATACAGTACGTACAGCAGGGGATTCTTGAGCGATTGATGGACCACATCCATTCAAGTTTCTTGGATGGGTTTATCGGAACTCGGTCTCAGGAACCTAACCAGCTCCTGGCCCAAGTAGGCTCTGCCAATGGCAACCTTGCTACACTCGATTTGAGTGAGGCATCTGATAGGGTATCTTCTAAGCTCGTCGAGACTCTCATGGATCGACATCCCTTAAGTTCAAGGGCTGTCTTTTCGTGTCGGTCTCTTCGGGCCTCTGTTCCTGGCCATGGTAATGTTACTTTGGCCAAGTTCGCGTCTATGGGTTCGGCTCTTTGCTTTCCCTTCGAGGCGATGGTCTTTCTGACCATCTGCTTCCTTGGGATTGAGAAAGAGCAAGGACACCGGTTTACCGGGAAGTCGGATTTTGTCCGATTCCTCGGCCAGGTGCGTGTCTACGGGGACGATATTGTTGTTCCCGTAGATTGTGTGCAAACTGTCGTCGACCTCCTTGAGCACTTCGGTGCCCGAGTCGGTCGTCCCAAGTCTTTCTGGAACGGTTCGTTCCGAGAGTCTTGTGGGAAAGAGTATTACGGGGGCCAAGACGTTAGCATTGTCAAGGTCCGTCGTAATTTCCCTTTGCGACAGCAGCACGCTGCTGAGTTGGTATCACTGGTGGAACTCCGTAACCAGTTTTATTTAGCTGGTAATTGGATGACTGCCCAGTGGTTAGATGGAAGGATTGAAAGGATAGTGTCTTACTATCCCAAAGTCCTTCCTACCTCCCCAGCGCTTAGTCGTTACTCCTTTCTTGGGTATTGTTCTGAGAAAGAAGACGAGCATCTCCATAGGCCTTTGGTTAAGGCAATGGTTGTGTCTTCTGTTTCTCCTCGAGATCCTCTCGAGGGTTCAGGAGCTTTGCTTAAGTACTTTCTTAAGCGTGGCGTCGAACCCACGTTTGATGAGAGTCACTTAGAACGTGCTGGACGTCCTCGTAACGTCTACATCAAAACGAGGTGGGTACCCCCTTTCTAAGGGGATCCTTGGACTGATC